GTCGTCGAAACCAACGGCGACGCCGTGCGCGTCGGTCGCGAATCGCTCAACGATCTCGTCGAACAAATGGAGTCGATGGCGATGCAACCGCTGATGAGAAAGCCTGGCAATCCCACGGCTACGCAGATCGCCGTAGACGCCGCGCAGAACGTCAGCGATCTCGAAGCGTATGTAATCCTCCTCGAAAAAGGATTGCAGCAGGCGCTGGATTATGCGGCCCGATGGCAGGGGCTGGCACTGGAGCCGCCCGAGGTAAAAATCAGCCAGGACTTCGGATTCGTTTTCGGGGCAAAGGAAGAGCTTGCCGAAATTCGAGAGGACTACAAGCTCGGCGCGATAGACCAACGGACGTACCTATGGGAGCGCCAGCGTCGCGGATTATACTCCGAGGACATGGACATGGACGACGTGATCGAACAGTCGACAGCAGACGCCGCAATGGGAATGCACGCGGCCGCAGCTCCGGTCTTGGAAGATGACGACATCGAAATCAACGAGGCCGCTGGCTAATGACGGAGGCCGTACTACAGGCAGCTGCGCGAGCGAGAGGGCTGGCCGGCAGCAGTGCGTCGATGGAATTGCTCGACCGCGCGCTGCGCCACCAGGTCCACATCCACCAATTCGGCGCGGGACTCGGCGAGAGGATCACCAAAGAATTAGCCACGGCAGAGCCGCAACTCGTCGGCAAGTTGACGGCGCGACTGATGCGCGCACAGCCGCAGCGCGGACCATGGACGACCAAAAGACTCGCACGCATTACGGCCGGTCTCGGCGAGATCGTCGACAACCGCTACACCAAAGTCTATAAAAATTTACGCGAGCAACTGCTGGGACTGTCTACCAACGAGGCTAAATTTGCCGTCAATGGATTCAAGGACGTTGTGCCGATCCGGTTCGAATACGACCTCCCGAGTCCTGAGATGTTGCGATCGATCGTATTGTCGCAGCCGTTCGAGGGGGCGGTGTTGTCGCAGTGGTGGCAGGGTGCGGCAAGAGATGAAAAGATACATCTCGATCGCGCTGTGAGGCAGGGATTAGTGCAAGGCGAGACGACGCCGCAGATAGTGCGCCGCGTGACGGGTCGCCGTGGCGTGCTGGCTCTATCGACGAATCGCGCGAAGTCGCTCATTCACACCGCCGTGAGTCACGTCTCCAACTCGGCTCGACATCAGACGTTTGTGTCCAATCGAAAACTGGTCAAGCAGGTTAAAATCGTGGCCACGCTTGACGGCCGCACGACGCCGATCTGTCGCCTGCGTGACAACCAAGTTTACAACGTCGACGAGGGACCGCGACCGCCGTTTCATTTCAACTGCCGAACCACCGTGATCGCCGTGCTTAAAAGCTGGAAAGAACTCGGCATCCCATTAAAAGATGCACCGCCAGGAACGCGCGCCTCCATGGACGGACAAGTGCCGGCCGATCTGAATTATCGCGACTGGTTCAAGATGCAGACCAGCGACTTTCAAAAGAGCGTACTCGGCCCGCACCGTTTCAAAGTCTTCGAGGCTGGGCTCGACAATGTCACAAAATTCGCGAACAACGCCGGCCGTCTGTATACACTGCGCCAGCTCTACGCCAAGTACCCGAAATTCGCCGCAGCTGCGCGACTCATCGAGCCAGGACAACTCCCCGACAAGCGGTCCGCCATGGAGACGTTTGAGCTCGAACTCACCAAAGCCGGTAGCATAGTAACGGACCGCATTCCAGCTGACGCGACGGACTACAACGACTTCCTGGCGCGACTCGATGAGTCGCGGAAGCAGATCATAGCAGCCCGAGCGAAAGCGGTCGCTATCGATGCAAGTATCTCCGCCGAACCAATGATCGCAGTGATGAATGCACTCGACGACGCCGCCAAAAAATACCGCGCGATAATCCTACGAGCGCACACGGCCGCAGAGCTCAAGGAGATTGCCAAGGCGAACAAGATCAGCAAGTGGAACTGGGCGACCAAGGATGAGCTCGCCATACTGATGTCGGAGTCGGAGTTCAGCAAGCTCAGGGACTCCGCCGTGGCTGCAATTAATCTGCGCCATGCCAAAAAGCGCAGCCAGGACGCCGTGCGTCGTGCGCGGAAGAGGCAAGAGGCGGAGGCAGAGGTAAGGACGGAAGTAGAGGCGGAAGTAGGGGCGGACGAATTGACTCAAGCGCGCCGCGCCGAATTAGACGCGATCGCGCGCAATCCAGAGCTGCCGATCGCGGAGCGCGTCGCCGCCTATGGGCAATTGACAGGCAACAAAAAGATCCGCGACATCCAGGCGCTGATGAAGCCAGATGAGTTTGAGCGAATACGGGAGAACTACATCGGACAAGAGCCCGACGTCCGCGACAAAGTGCAAAAGCATAAAAACACCGTAGAGTATTACGAAAAGAAAATTCCAGAAACTGAAGCAGAAATCGATGAGTTAAATAAGATCGCAAAGGTCCGACGGAAGGAAGTTAAAAGGCTAAAGGCTGAAATTCCAGCGCCGCCAGCGGTGCCCACGCCAGAGCTGCGGGACGCCTTTCTCAAGGCAAAAAGGGACGTGAGTGATGCCCAAACTTGGCTTAAGACGCAGCGGACGCAATTGAAAGAAATGCAAAAGCACTACCGCGACGGGCAACTGGGGCTTGCGGACGCGGAGCGAGTGCTCGAGAGCATTAAAAAAGTAAAGGCTGGAGAGATGACCTTCGACCTGAAGGCTAATCCGCCACTTAACGTAATAACTCGCTGGCGGAAAGAAAGCGCGAGAATTATAGGCGGCGCAGATGCAGATAAGCCTGGGCTGGACTTGGATAATGAAAGCAGAAAAGCACGCCTTGATTCTGGAAGCGATCCCGACGATTGGACCTACGATCCCGACGCTGTGGACGCGATGGAAGAGGCGGGGAAGTGGGTCAGCACAGCCTTGTCTCCGGCGGCAACGATAGAGGGCAAGATGTTGGATGTGGACGTTTTTCTTGCTCGGAAAAAAGAGGGATCGCGACGCGCTTTCGCGACGCAGGGGACGGTGCACGGTGGAGGCATGAGGGCGGCGCGCAGCGAAATACACTTGGACCTTGAAGAGTATACTTACCGAAGTACGTCAACGGCAATACACGAATACGGACACACAATCGAGTATGACACCGTGGCGGGACATAAAGGCAGTGGCGCGTCTAACAGACTGCGAGAGTCGCGAAATCAACACATACAAGACATGAGTAACGACTTTATGAATTACCGAGCCGGTCCAGATGCCGAATATAAAACGATGCGCGAATGGGGCTTTGATTGGTATAAAGCATCAGAGACGCAACTGGCTAACGACGACAGATTCGCCGCGGCGCTCGACAATGCTCACGTGCGAACTTCGGGCAGTCCAGCATACGCACGGTCACGGGCATTTTACACGGGCAAGCGGTACGCGCATGGCAGCACTGAATTGGTGTCGATGGGATTAGAAGCGATGTGGGAAGATCCTCTCGGCTTTGTTACTCGCGACCCAGAATGGGCGAATTTTATCATGGGGATTTTAGACGGTGGATTTAAAAACAAGACACTTGGAGATTGGGAGTACGAATGATCGGACGCATTGAATTTCCGCGCTTTCCAGACGACGGCACCAAGCTGACCGCAACCTTAGAAGACGGAAAGAATTGGACGTGCAACGACAAGGAGGTGCAGGCGTTTCTTAACCGCAGGGCTCCGCCCGTAGGGGGGTATTTTCCAGCGGCGACGCAGCTGTATATCGGGCGGGACAACTTGCCTCCAGGCGCGAAGATCGTCGAAGAGACCGACCAGACCGTTGTGCCCGACCGAGTCTATTGACTTGACAGCATTGCGAAATAGAGCTACATAGTTAGACACGGGATTATCCCGTGTAACCCATAACCCACAGAGGGTCTATGGCATTAATGCCGTTATACGACAGCGCCGACGACGTACCGGAATCATTGCGAGATCATTACGAGGCCACCGATGACGGCCGCATGATGTTAGCAGTGGACTCCAAGGACGGAGTCGCGTTGGAAAATGTTACCGGTCTAAAAACAGCACTCGGCACGCAGAAAGCGAAAGCCGAGAAAGCCGAGCGCGCCTTGAAGGCGTACAAGGCTTTGGAGCACGAACCGGAAGAGATCTCCAGTATGCTCGAGGAGCTCGGCGAACTCAAGGACAGCTCTAACCAAACTCGATCAAACTCCGACCGCGTATCCCAACTTCAGGCCGAGGTTGAGAAGACGCGGACAGTTGCGCAGCGAGAGCGGGAAAAACAACTCGCGCCCATACAGGAAAAACTATCCGCGCGAACTGAGCAGCTCAAACAGGTTATGATCGACCAAGCTCTGACCGATGCAATTTCGACGGCGGGTGGCTCCGTGCCGCTCTTGTTGCGACCGCTTAAGGACGAGGTCCAGGCCGCAGAAAATGACCAAGGCGTTATTGAGGTGCAGATCGTCGACGGCGAGGGAATCCCGCGAGTAACGGGGGCCGACCTCAAGCCGATGACATTCGCCGAACTCGTCGCCGAGAAAAAGGCTGACGCTATATACGCCGGTGCGTTTGGTGCCAATGGATCGTCGGGGGGAGGATTACAGGCAACCGCAAACAACGGTTCGCCCGCGTCCCTAACTCCGGAAGTAATCGCAAACATGAGTCAGCGCGAATACGAGCGAGCGAGGGAGGCTGGGCAGCTATGAAATAAAAAAGGCAACAAAAAATGGCTAACACCTTCCTAACTCCGAGCGTTATCGGCCGCGAGGCTCTGATGATCCTGGAGAACAATTTGATCGCTACTGCCCTGTTTAACCGAGGCCAGACCTCGACATTTACAGGCGCGAAAGTTGGCGACACGATCAGCATTAGAAAACCTGCAAGTTTTACCGCGCAAGAATTCACATCGACCACCTCCACCCAAAACGCAACAGAAACATCCGTCAGTATGACACTCGAAAAACATTTCGATGTCACATTTGGCGTCACGTCGAAGGACTGGACTCTCGAGCTTGAAGATTTTTCGAAGCAGCTGGTCGAACCGGCCGTTGCTGCGATCGCTCAAGGGATCGACGCATATATCCTCGGAAAATACACGGGGATCTCAAGCTATGTCGGCACCGCGGGCGACCCGCCCGACTCAATCGCAGACTTGACTGCTGTCGACAAAAAACTGAACGACCAACAGGTGCCGGTCAGTGGCCGTATTGGCATCGTGGACAGCCAGGCGAAGGCCGACATGCTGGGCGTCAGTGCAGTATTCGAAGCCGACAAGCGCGGCGATGGTGGCCATGCGTTACGCGACGCGTCTCTCGGTCGCATACTGGGCATCGATTGGTACATGTCCCAAAACGTCGCGACTCACACTTCGGCGATGACATCGTATCTGATCAACTCTGCCAGCGTAGCCATTGGCGACACTACAGTCGCGATAGACACCGGATCGGGGACTCCCGTCGCTGGCGATTTGTTTACCGTCGCTGGAGACACTACGCAGTATGTGGTTGTTTCTGGCAGCACTACCTCACTTACATTTTCACCGTCCGCCGTAGTGGCGTGGGCTGACAACGCCGCAGTTACTGCCATAGCTACGCATCAAGCCAACGTCGCCGGCAATCCGAAAGGGTTGACTGTCGCGGTTGTTCCGTTGGAGCTGCCGGCAGGTGCTGCACGGGCTGAGTATGTGAGCGATCGCAATCTGGGTATCCGTGTTGTATTTGATTACAACGCCAGCACCAAAACCGACACAATCAGTCTCGACGTGTTGTGCGGCGCAAAAGTGCAGCAACCCGATCTGCTCACTACCATTCTCGGGTAGAAGTACCTCCCCTTTACTTGGTTGAAAGCGAGCGAACCTCCCCAGTTCGCTCGCTTTTCGCCAGTCTCTCAGCACGAGGTAGCAATGAACGAAGAAATTGAAACAGTCGAACTCCACAAGGGCGACGATAGCGTGGTCGTCAATGTGGGATCGCCTGCGGAAGACGAGTATTCGGCTCAGGGATTCAAGCCGAAAAAATCGCGGACCAAAAAAAAGACTGAGGCAACAGATGACAGAGGAAGCGACAGTGGAGGAGCAACTTCCGACGACGGAAGTAGTGGAAATTCGTTTCTCAAATCTGGAGCGGCACGCAGGTAGCACGATCGAACTCACCGACGACCGACTGCCGAGTTCGTCGTGGGATATGGGCGCGATCGAGTTGGTAGTCACGTCCGGAGAAACGCAAAGGCAGAGAATATTCG